ATGGACTCCAACACCATGTCAAGCTTTCAGGTAGACTGTTTCCTTTGGCATATCCGCAAGCGATTTGCAGACAATGGATTGGGTGATGCCCCATTCCTTGATCGGCTCCGCCGAGATCAAAAGTCCTTAAAAGGAAGAGGCAACACCCTTGGCCTCGATATCGAAACAGCCACTCTTGTTGGGAAACAAATCGTGGAATGGATCTTGAAAGAGGAATCCAGCGAGACACTTAGAATGACAATTGCATCTGTACCTACTTCGCGCTACCTTTCTGACATGACCCTCGAGGAAATGTCACGAGACTGGTTCATGCTCATGCCTAGGCAAAAGATAATAGGCCCTCTTTGCGTGCGATTGGACCAGGCGATCATGGAAAAGAACATAGTACTGAAAGCGAACTTCAGTGTAATCTTTAACCGATTAGAGACCTTGATACTACTAAGGGCTTTCACTGAGGAGGGAGCAATAGTTGGAGAAATTTCACCATTACCTTCTCTTCCAGGACATACTTATGAGGATGTCAAAAATGCAGTTGGGGTCCTCATCGGAGGACTTGAATGGAATGGTAACACGGTTCGAGTCTCTGAAAATATACAGAGATTCGCTTGGAGAAACTGTGATGAGAATGGGAGACCTTCACTACCTCCAGAGCAGAAATGAAAAGTGGCGAGAGCAATTGGGACAGAAATTTGAGGAAATAAGGTGGTTAATTGAAGAAATGCGGCACAGATTGAAAGCGACAGAGAATAGTTTCGAACAAATAACATTTATGCAAGCCTTACAACTACTGCTTGAAGTAGAACAAGAGATAAGAGCTTTCTCGTTTCAGCTTATTTAATGATAAAAAACACCCTTGTTTCTAC